CCGGACCACCGCAAACGCGTCCATCCCGACGGGGGTGGTGGGCGGCTTTGAAGCGGCGGCGGACGGGAACAACACCGTGCAGCTGTCCAACTGCCAGTGGGACGGCCCCGCGGACGCAAACGGCATTGCCGGGCTGCGCATCCTGACCCTGAACAACGCGTGAATAGGAGGGAAAACATATGGCTGAATTTGAAAACGTAGGCACGTTCGACGCCGGTATCATCAGCTCCGGCGGCCAGACCGGCGGCGCGGCCCCCGGCGTAAGCCCCATCATGGACGCGGCAGGGGTGGCGTCGGGCCAGGCCTTCCTGGTGTCCCAGCTGGAGAAACGGGACGCCAGGCTCCGGGAACCCCTGACCAGCGTGACCTATCCCCGCGACATCGTGGTGCGCACCGGCGGGGGCTGGGTGGATTTCATTTCCGCGCAGTCCGTGGGCTACGGCGTGGCCGGCGGCTCCGGAGACGGCCCCATCCAGGCGGGCGGCGCCAACGGCCTGCCCATCGTCCAGGCGGATCTGGACAAGGGGACCTATAAGGCCCACGTGTTTGCCGTGGCCCTGCGCATCATGTGGGTGGATATGCAGAAGGCCAACTACATCGGCCGGTCCCTGGACCAGATGCTTCAGGATGGAATGCGCAGGGCCTACGACAAGCACATGGATGAAAACGTCTATACAGGTCTTCCCGCCTATGGCACCACGGGTCTGGTGAACCACCCGGATGTGACGGAGACCACCGTAGCCTCCAATGTGGCGGACGCCCCCTCCACCAAATGGGAGAACAAGACCAAGGAACAGATTCTAGCGGATGTGAACGCCGGCATTACCGCCGTCTGGGCGGCGGCGGAGTACGACGAGGACGCCATGCCCAACCACATCCTGCTCCCCTACGAGCAGTACGCCTACATTCTCAACACCATGGTCACCGATTTGGCCACCGAGACCATTTTGGATTTTATCCTCAAGAACAACGTGGCCGCAAAGAACGGCAAGAGCCTGTATGTGGGCGCGGTGCGGTGGTGCAAGGGGGCGGGTACCGGGGGGAGCGACCGGATGGTCATCTATGTCAACCATGAGCGCTTTCTCCAGGTGGAAGAGCTGGTCCCCCTGAGCCGGGCCCTGAGCCAGCCCAACGCCGCCCATTTCTGCTATGACACCGCCTACGCGGCCAACCTTTCTGAGGTGGAGCTCTTTTATCCCCAAACCATGATGTACTTCGACGGCATTTGAGGGGGGTGGAAGTATGTTTGCGGTATCGAAACGAAATATCCTCCTGCCCGGCCCCAACGGGGAACGGTTTTTTCTGAAAAAGGACTGCGTGGGCCCTGTGCCCGGCTGGGCGGAGCACTCCAGCTATTTTCAGGCGCTGGTGGAGGACGGGAAGGTGATTCTCTCCGCCAGCGGCACAGACAAGGACTTCTCCCAAAAGGAGAAGAAGCCGAAGCATGTGGCCGGGTAAGCCGCAGTTTTGGGGCGTCCAGGCGGCAGCGGCCAACCTGGGCTATGGCCAGGGGGCCTATACAGCGGAGATGTTCCAGGCGGACTTTCCCCAGTTTTTCAGTAAGGGCTCAGAGGAAGCCCCCGCAGTCTCCCTGGTTCCTCCCGCCATGCTGGAGGAACTGATCTGCCAGGCCAACGCCGCCATTCAACCGGACAAGTGGCTGGAGGGATGGAGATATGCCTGCGGGTTGTATGCGGCCCACTATGCCACGCTCTATCTGCGCACCTACGCGGAGGGCTCCGACAGCCCCGCCCAGGCGGCGGCCAGCGGGGCCATGGTGGGGGTGGTGCAGTCGGCCAAGCTGGGGCAGGACAGCATTACCTACGACACCAGCGCCCTGACCCGCGCCACAGAAGCCTGGGGAGATTTGAACGCCACTCAGTATGGCCAGCTTTTGGCCGCACGGGCCAGGCTGGCGGGTATGGGAGGGAGCTATGTGCTGTGAACTTTCAGGACTGGTACACCGACCGGATGGACCTTTACCGGGTCCAGGCAGTCCGGGACGGGGCCCTGACCCGGCATGAGCGGGTATTGCTGCTGGAGGGGGTCCCGTGCCGCCTCTACCAGGCGTCCGGGTCTGCCCTGGATATGGGTCAGACAGCGGCCTCCGTCCGGCAAAAGGACTGGGTGCAGTGCGGCAACGAGGTGGACGTGCAGGCCGGAGACGAGCTGCATATCCGCCGTGGGGCTGGGCTGGGGAGAACGACGGCGGCGCTGCGGGCCTTTGCGGCGGAGCCCAACCACTTTTTTGAGCCCTTTGGGGCGGTGCTCCCCGGTCTGGCCCACCAGGAGATACCCTTGGTACAGGAGGAATGGTTGAAGGGAGGGATTCAGGATGACGCTTCAGGAGCGGGTGGAGGGATTGAAACGGGCACAGGCACAACTGCCTGACCTCCTGGCGGACATTGCCCAGGAGGCCACACAGCGGGCGGTGGAAAAGGCCGCCGGACTGACGCCGCCCACAGGGGGCGATTTGAGCGGAACGAACACCCGCACCGGGGAGCTGAAGCAGCACTGGGCGGCGGACAGTGAAATTATTCCAGTCCGGCAGGGCGCCGACTGGGTAACCATTCTGGCCAACGACAAGGAGTACGCCTCCTACGTGGACCAGGGGCACCGGATGGACCGGCACTTTGTTCCAGGGCTGTATGTCAACCCGGAATCTGGGCTGCTGGAGTACGACCCGGCTGCCAAGGTGGGCCTGATTGTGGGCGCCAAGACCCCTTATGTCCCCGGTGTTTACATGGTGGACGCCGCCAAGGAGGAATACCGGCGGGCGGTGCCGGAGGGCTCTTGCCGGTTGGAGGGGCTGCTGGAATGACCTTTACGCTCTCAGCTGTGGCCCGTTCCCTGGCGGAGGCCCTGGCCCCCGTGCTGCCGGGGGTGGCCTTCTACGAGGACCCCAACCAGCAGGACAGCCAAATGCCCTGCGCCTTTCTCCAGCAGCGGTACGCTTACATGGAACTGCGTCCGGGGAAGCGCTGGCTGCGGCGGATTGGGCTGGACTTGACCTATCTGGAGGACTACCACCGGCCCGACCTCCAGCGGCGCTATCAGGCGGCGGCGGAGGCCCTGGATTTGGTGTTGGAAACCTTCCCCTACTCCGACGGGACGGCCTCCACCCTCCTGCGGGCCTATGAGCGGGAGTGGCGAATCGACGCCGGCGCTTTGCATTACAAGTTTGAGCTCAAGCTGTGGGTGACCCGGCCGGAACACGCCATCCCTATGGGCTTGATGGAATCTTACACGGAGGTGGTATCTTAAAATGGCAGAAACGAAAGCAAAACCCAAAACTGTCCGCTGTCCCACGGAGCAGCTTTTGCGCAGCAAAGCACTGGCGGGATATCAGAAGGACTTTGCCTCGGTGCTGCTGCCAGGACCGGAGTATACCGTGGAGGAAGCCCGGAGCATCCTGGACCAATTTTTCAAAAAGGCAGGCGAGCGCTGATGGCGGGAGGAAACTGGAGCGCCCAGAACAAGGTCCGTCCGGGCGTGTATATCAATTTCAAAAGCGAAGGAGCGCCCCCTGTGAACCAGGGCGTGCGGGGGACGGTGGCGATTGCCAAGGCCCTGAGCTGGGGGGAGCCCGGCAAGGCAGTGGAAATCGCCGCCGGGGCGGATGTGACGCCCTATGTGGGCGTACCCCTCACGGACCCGGGCGCGCGCTTTCTGCGGGAGATGTTCAAGGGTACCAACGTCACAGGAGGGCCCGTCAAGGTCCTGCTGGTCCGGCTGGAGGCCGCTGGAGCGGTCAAGGCTGCGGGGACCATCGGTACAGAGGAAACCGCCGTCACGGTGACGGCCCGATATCCCGGCGTGCGGGGCAACGACCTGTCTGTCGCCGTCACGCCGGATGTGGATGAGGCCGGCCGCTTCACGGTCTCCACTCTGGTGGGCGGGCAGATTGTGGACATGCAGCAGGTCCGGACGGCGGCAGAGCTGGCGGCCAACGGCTGGGTTACCTTCTCGCAAACGGGCACGCTCCCCGCTACGGCGGGGGTGCCCCTCACCGGGGGAGCCGACGGGACTGTGGAGCCCTCCGCCTACGCCGCCGCCCTGGCCGACGTAAAAGCCGGCCATACCGGGGCCATCCCCCGGCACCCCCCCCTACCACATAAA